GTATGTTTTATCCTGTTCCTACACATTTTCTTATAGTATTGCGTATGTTGTTGCAACCCTTGTATGCTTTGATGGTTGAACATGGAGATGCTTTTAAGTCAGCAGTAGGTATTGATATGTATTCGGAAGCTGAACGTATATTTAATATACATGAATTTTCGGAATATATTGAAGAGGGAGATTGGAAGGAATTTGATACCGGTATGCCGTTTGATATCAGTTGGGCCTCTAACTCATTTTTCTACCGATTAGCTGAACGCTTAGGTTATGGATCTTTTGCTCTAAAGTTAATGTTAGGTATTTTGACTGATACTCTTTTTCCTTGGGTGGTAGTTTTAAATGATCTGTTTAGAGCAGCGGGGTTACAGCCTTCGGGTACAGCAGGAACCGCTGAATCTAATTGCATTCGCAATATCATTATACTTATGTATTGTTGGTATTCAATGGGACACATTGAACCTTTCCTAAAACATAACGAAACTAGAACGTATGGTGATGATTTGTTAAACGCTGTTGATCCAGTTTACAAAGATACTTTTAACAATGTCACCCTTGCTAAGTTTGCTAAGGAAAAATTGTTTATGGAATATACATCTGCTGCCAAGGATGGCACTCTTTCTGAGTTTGTTAATAAAAATGAGATGACGTTTTTAAAGCGAAATTTTGTTTTTTCTGATAAATTCTCTAGAATTGTGGCTCCTTTAGATAAAGAATCTTTGATGAGGATGTTGTTGTGGTATATACCTTCCAATTTTGTTTCTGTTGAGCAGCAAATGCGGGATACTATATCTTCCTTTTTGAATGATTTAATGTTTCATGCGAATGAAGATAGTTTCAATAGAATTCGTTCTTTTCTTATAGGTAAGCATAGGGCATATTTTAATCTTTCGGTTGAATTTTGCGCTTCAATTCCTACTTATCAAGAAATAATGAATCGTCTGTTGGAATAGACGAATACAGCGGTTCCCAAACCGCTTAAACAAAATGGGACGGTAATGCTACCACAAGTAGGAGACTTGTGGCATTACTAAGAGGGTTTAGAAAGGTCTCCTTAATGACCAAACTCCAGCTCTGGAAAAGCTCAGATCGGTTTTTCAGTTCTATTTAGATCAAGCAGTTCATTCGATACTGTAATTGCAAATCAGATAAATCAATTACAAATAGAATTGAAGGAAGCGGAAGGATACTTACAAACGTGTCCTAGTCCACTTTCAGGTATGAGTGCTAAAGATATGCGGAAAACACACTCATATGCCAAAGATTCAAACTTTCAAAAGATTGTAGAGAACTCTATACGTGCGCAAGGAGAAGTTGATTCTCTACGGGCTACTATAAAATCCCTTCAATCTTGTTCCGCAAAGAGGATACATGCCAAAATGAATTCAGAAAGTTATCATTTTGAAGCTGATGTTAGTG